TTGATTGGTTGTAGTTCTTCACCTCGACCAGTGTCGTGCCATCAGCACTAATGAAGTCAAAGTGACTAGCCATCCATGAATGCTCAGGGTGATACAACTCATAGTCAGCTTCCTTGAGTTCCATCTGCAAGCGAGCACTAGCTTCTCTTCCGATCACATCCTGCAACTTCAAACCCCATTGCACTGCTTCGATGTGGCTTATGTCTTCACGCTCTGTCTGGCCTGTCTTTTCCAAATAAACGTCAGCAGCACGACCGTCTACGATCTTGCGAGCATCAGTGGCCCATATGGCTTTACGTCTTGATTCAGTGTCAAAGCTAGTCATTTCAAATTCTCCCTGCTTTTGATCATTGCGTGAGCCATTCTGTAGGCCCATTGAGCTACCTCATGGTTAGTCAATCCATTCTCTACAAACTTTCCATTAATAGCAGCACCATTCATGGCTTGACCTGCAAACCAATCAAGTAATGTCATGCCATCTTGTAGTTCTTTGGTTGTTCTATTAGATGGCCTAGGAAAAGCCAAACCTCCATTGTTTTTCATGCTGCCTCCTCATCAAAGCAAGTGCTGATGTCTTTGCGAGCATCACGGTTCTTGATATGGTTAAGCATGTCCTTCAGCTCTTCAACTTCACCGATCAAGCGTTCAATGACCTTGACCTGATACTCAGACATAAAGTCCCAATCACTTGCAAGCACACGATGAATGTTGGCGCAGCCCTCAATGATGTGGACTGTCTTGAGCCTGATGTCATACAGATCGGACTCGATTAACTTCAAATGTTTCATGATTACCCCTTTGGTTAAGTACAACACTGGTGATTATACACACTAGGAACATATGTATATAGCTAGTAATCTACCGTTCGTCGGATAGATAGTTCGCGCGCCTTAGCGCGCCTTAGCGAGCTTGGTTACAATCAGGTTGTCTGTGTGAGAGCGGATAGAGCTGTTTGGTATGTGCCCTGCCCTTGATTACCCCCAAGGGACTCTCACCAGGGTGCAGACCAAACAGCTTTTTTGTTTCTGACCAGACCGTACTCCGCACGATAGCAAGAGCCTTACCCGTGGCTGCGTGGAGTGAAAGCGGATAGCCGGTATGCTGATGTTTAGCTAGGGGGCAGTTCCCGAATAATCCGGTCGGCTGGTCTTATCTCGAAGCCGAGGGGTCAGGAGACTGACATCGAGATGCTGCTTACAGCGGAGGAACCTCCCCTCTCTACCCCGTTCTTGTCTGGGGTAGGGGGGTCTTTGGGAGGAAAGAGGGGTTAAGCCTCTGGTTCTGCATCAGGTTCTACAGATTCTGCAACCAGATACTGCAATTGTTCCCTGACGATACTTATCCTCTGTTCCATGTCTTCCACATAGTCAAGGATTGCTTGCAGTTCATTGCCATGCACCATTACAAAGTCATTGACTTGTGCCAGGCTAGCTATCAGTTTCATGTTGTGGTTGCCACTCATTGATTCTTCTCCTTTAACTTGGCTTCAATGGCACGGTAAAAACCCAAACAATCAAACCAAGGTGAATTGCTAGCATCAATTTTTTGAGATACATAAATCAAGTCATGTATCTCCTCATCAGTCAGTCCAACCAATGTGCGCTCAGGACAGCAATGCCCACACCTTGGGCAATCAATTACATAATCATGCTTTGGTGCAACGTAAAGCCTGTCTCCTAGCTTTATGTCTTTAGCGTTGTCCCATGCGACCATTGGCCTACCCGTTTTCTCAAACAAATAAACATGCGCTACATGACCGTCATCCGTTGGTGTCTTTGCATTCTTGTTCTCAGTCATTGCATGGCCCCCTTACTCATACTGCGAACATAGAAGTGAATCTCGATAGCACGATGTAGTTCCATCTCATCAACCCCTGCCTGCTCGCATAGGATGGGGAGATAGGCAACATGCCTTGCCAGTTCTTCCTGCCATTTGTCGATCATCGCTTGGGTTTCAATGTCTTTTAATTGCTTCTTACTCATTTGCTTGCCCTGTGTAGAAAGTTTTCTTCCACGCATTCAGCAATACCGAATCGCACATCGCCAAACTCTTTTTCAATACGCTTATCTGCTTCGGTTGCTAGCTTGTGCAGTTTGTTGTATCCAAATGCCTCAAAGATCGCCTCTTCATATACTCGCAGGGCCGTGTGATAGATCAGAATCGAGTTCGTCTGATCTTCATCCATCTCTTTGACTTGCTTTTCATACTGCTCGATCAGCAACTCATAAGCTCTAATAATTAGTCTATCTTTCATGATTGGGGCTCCCGCGAGGGTGTGTAATGCGACCAGGTGCGGAAGGCTTTGTGCTTTCGCATTGTCTCTGGACACTCAGTCGATGGTGGCTTCCATCCGTGTTCACGCCAGACTTGATCGACGGGTCGGAACCATTTATCGGGTTGGATTTGATGATCGATTAAATCGATCCATGAAGGCATTTGACGTTCTTCCATGTATGTTGACTCCAGTAAAGGTAAGAAAACGCCTCAGAAGCCCATTTAAGGGCTTCTAAGGGCATTGTTGTCATCACTGACTAAGCTCGGCATTAATCTGTCTTGTTCGGCGGTCTATTTTTGTCATTACGTCTTCGTAGAGTGCGTCTCCCTTTTCGCCCCGTGTCTCCACGACATCAAATAAATTGTTGTTTTTATAACTTCGTTCAATGGGGTGGTTTTCTTCGATGTCTTTTAAATCTTTGTACAACTGGTTTAAAACCAAATCGTCGTTGTATATTTTCGAAAGTTCAGCATCTGTGTAAATGCTTGTAAGCATCATGTATCTCCAAAGGTTAAGGGTCTCATTCGCAGGTTAGGACTTGCTGAATGACTCCAGCATGTCCCATATTTCACGATTGACTATCAGTGTGACCGTGTGCTCGTCTTTGTGCTTGATGTACGCGTCTTCGAATAAGTCAATGGCGCAGTCTTCGAGCGTGACTGGTTTTGTGTCTTCGATCATGATGGTTTCCTATAGGTTAAAAAACACGGTTACAGCAAGGGCAATGCCAAAGAGTGCGGCAATGAGCCAATCGATTAGGCTTTGCATGGTTTTTTCTCACTGTGGATGATTGAAACGTATTCGAGCCATTCTTCATTGGTCATTTCATGCCCGCCAACGATAAATGCTTCAGTGGCTCCGTTAGGCTCGCCGTTGGATAAGTAAGGCCTATGCGAAACAATTCGACCAGTAGACAATGTGACGTCTTTTCTCATAATGTTTATCCCCTAGCAAAGATGGGAAACGCCTAGGCGTTTAGCGTTTTCATAGGCTTGCCTTGTTTTTTCTTCGATTAGGCGTTGACCGTGAGCGTTTGCGAAAACGCTGCCAAGGTATCGGTCTTCTTGCCTTAAACAATACTCATAATGCTGCACTGCCGCCTTTTGCTCTTTTGTGAGCCTTTGCTTTTTAACTTCCATGGTGTTTATCTCCAATGGTTAAGTGATGCTGATTGCATCCCATAGCCGACTATCGCTAATCGGCTATAAGCTGGAATCAGGCAGCTAGCGGCATTTCCTCAGCTTGCTCAGCTACTAAGTAATCCATTGCTGCCTGAGCCTTGCTTGCGGCTTTAATGATTGCGTTCTTATCTTGCTTGAGAACCTTGAGCCATGATTCGATGTAACTAGCATGTTGCAGCTGACCATCAATGCCAGTCTTCATGCAAAGCATGGCAGCGCCTAATTCAGCGATGAGTTCTTCAAATGCGTAGGCTTCGCTGCCAAAACGATTCATCAATTGCCGATCAAGCCTTGATTTAGCGCCAGTGGCATGAACGCACTCATGCAATAAAGTGGCGTGGTAATCGGCTAATGATCGAAAGCTACTTAGTTCAGGCATACCGATGCAATCCTTGCTTGCCTGATAGAACGCACTACTTGCTTTTTGCACTCCACCATCTAAAGCAAGGCGATCAACTACTGCCTGCACCCTGCTATCAATAGAGCCTTGCAGCTTGCCTGAGCCTTTGCTGAATGTTGCACCCTCGATGTCGTCAGCATTGAAGACAAAGTAATGCTTGAGCATTGGAATCGTGGCGTTTACATCATTGCCTGCATCATCTTTTTTGCTGATCGATAATTGCTTCCAGAAGATGATCGGCACACCCTTTGAGCCTTTCTTAACGCTCAGGCCTGCATCACTTGCTTGTTTGAACGTGAGCCAAGCATTGGATCGACCAAGGCCCATCATGCTGAGCCACAACTGATTCATGCCACGATATACAGTGCCAGAGACTGGATTGTATGACTCGCAATCTTCGCTCCAAGGCTTAACCCAAGGCGCAGTGCCCTGCTCTAGTTCGCTGATGATTCGATCGGTGATTGTTTGCGCTATATCCATGATGTTTATCTCCACTTGGTTAAGTAAGAGAATAATCACATGCTTTGCATATATGCTCTATATACTTTGGTATCAAATGCACACAAATACACTCTAAGATATATTCCATGCTAGAGATGTACTCTTAGAATCTAATAAACAATATAAAGGGATATAGGGTTTCCTATATATAGTTATATATGGGTAATCCTAAGACTCATGATGTAGGGGTACATGGATACAATCTCTTATATCCACGCGCGTAATAGATTTATTCGATAAGGGTACAAGGGGCTATACCGCCCACCTTTCCCCCTACGTAGTGCATGAGTAGGCACGTGCTCAAGGTCAATCGGGCAGGCATTGGCCGCAACCAGTCGCGCAGATCGATCGTTCTTGGCGCGAATGAATGGGACGGGGGGTCGGGATTTAGGTGCACCACTACGCTTCCCGCCCCAAAAGAAATTCAGTTTTTACCATCCCCGCCCCAAAGAAAAACTGCTTTTCCTGCCTACCTTAAATATCTATTTGTGTATGATGAGTACATCGACAACATGGAGATGTACGAGATGTTTACGTTAGAGAGAGGTTTAGATATACCGGAGAGGAAGACAGGGCCTAAATACCCTTATGATCAGTTAGAACTAGGAGATAGTTTCTACCTTGAAGGAGGTGATCTATCGAAGCTATGTAATGCTAACTATAGAGAGTGGAGAAGAACGGGAAAGAAGTTCACAGCAAGGAAGGTAGAGAATGGTGTAAGGGTGTGGAGGATTGAGTGAAGCATGATGATGCGGTGAGATGGATTACGAAGTATGCAGAAGGTGATCCAAGTTATCCGTATCTGGCGATGAAGTGGTATGAGGATGAGAGAAAGAAACGTCCTTTGAGTGCTGATGAACAAAAGACGGTGTTGTGGTTAAAGGAAAACTATGGAATTGAAGCCCGATTGCAGAAACTGCCACTACAGCCAAGAGATTGGACTAAAGGAAAGTAATGATGGTAAGGAGGTGGTGCTGATCTGCATCAGAGATGGCTTGTTGGCAGAGAAGGTTTGCACCTATTACGAATATGAACCAGGCATTGAATGAAATTTGATCTCAATCACTTCTACAAGTTCTGCAAGGAACTAAAGGTTGAAACCAAAGAGCTAGGCATACAACGCTTAGGTAATCGTTTGCTTGGAAGCCAGACCTATGTGATGCAAGAGATTGCAAAGGGTCTCAATAACGACATTCACTTCTTTGTGATTCTTAAAGGCAGACAGCTTGGTATTACAACCATATCGCTTGCACTAGACCTTTACTGGCACTTTAAGAACCCTGGGTTTCAAGGAACGCTCACCACCGATACGGAAGAGAACCGAGACCAGTTCAGAACCACACTTGCCATGTACATGGATGGATTGCCACCGGAGTACAAGATTCCTTTGATGACGCATAACAGGAATCAAATGGTCTTAAAGAATCGATCAAGGCTTTTCTACCAGGTAGCAGGCTTGCGAGCCAAGGGTTCTTTAGGGCGTGGTAAAGGCATTACCTATTTGCATGGCACAGAGACTTCTTCTTGGGGTGATGAAGAAGGATTGGCTTCACTGCTAGCTTCCTTAGCGGAGAAGAATCCGAATAGGCTTTACCTCTTTGAAAGCACAGCGCGTGGGTTCAACATGTGGCATGACATGTGGACAGTGGCAAAACGTGCAAGAACGCAAAAAGCCATCTTTTGTGGCTGGTGGCGCAATGAACTCTACAGTGCTGATGCCAAATCTGACGTCTACAAGGTGTACTGGGATGGCAAGCTAAGTCCTGAAGAGAAAGAATGGACAAGAGAGATTAAGAAGCTCTACCAGGTAGAGATCAATTCAAGGCAGATTGCCTGGTGGCGATGGAAGATGAATGAGGGGATTAAGGATGAAGCCCTCATGTATCAGGAGTTTCCGCCGACTGAAGACTATGCCTTCATCATGACGGGTTCGAGTTTCTTCTCACACGCCCGTTGCACTGATCAAGCCAAGGTTGCCAAGCAGTTGTTACCTCGGTTCTACCGTTTCTCAATGGGACAATACTTTGAAGACACTGAGTTAATTAACTCAACAGAGCGCATGGCAACGCTGAAAGTATGGGAGGAGCCGATTGAAAACGCCTACTACGTCATCGGTGCTGATCCGGCATATGGAAGCAGCGACTGGGCTGATCGTTTCTGCATCCAAATCTACCGCTGCTATGCAGATGGACTTGATCAGGTTGCGGAATTCGCTACCTCTGAACTCAACACCTACCAGTTCGCCTGGGTTGTCTGCTACCTGGCAGGGGCTTATAAGAACTCCACCCTCAACTTAGAAGTCAATGGACCTGGACAGGCTGTGATTAATGAGATGCGCAACCTTAAACGCCAGGCGCAAACGATGGAACCACGCAAGGCTAGAGGCTTGATGGACGTCTTATCGCACATGCAGCACTACCTGTGGCGGCGTAATGACTCACTCGGCGGTGTCTCGAACTCGCTTGGTTACCTAACCACGCATTCATCCAAAGAACGGATGTTGAATTACTTCAAGGATTACTTTGAGCGCGGGATGATGAATGTCTACTCGATGGATTTACTCGAAGAGATGAAATCCGTGGTGCGTGATCAAGGCTCGATTGCCGCTTATGGACGCAATAAAGATGATCGTGTGATTGCAACAGCCCTTGCTTGCGTAGCATTTGCCGAGCAACTTATGCCAAGGCTTTTGCAAATGCGTATGACGCGAGATCGCAAAGAAGAAGCGATAACACCCGTGCAAGTGCCTGTTGTCGATAAGCAGATCAACAACTACTTAAAGGCGATTGGCGTTGGGCCTCAGTAAGCGTCAAATGATGGAAGTCATTCCTGCGTTTATGCGGGATAAGAAACGCGGCATTTCCATTGCTTTATTTGCCGAGCTATGCGGCCTTGACCCCTTGCATCTCAGAGATGTGTTTCTTAATGGCAAATACCCGTTAACCGAACTGGTACAGACTCGTGTGAACCGTGCTTATGAGCATTGGGTGAATGGCGAAGTCGCTGTCATGGTGAAGTCGGGTAAGAAGTATGTGGAGTTTCGCAAGCAACCCAAGCCACAAATGGTAAAGCGCAGGCTTGTTACCTTTGATGGCAATGGATTCAAACTTGATCTTGGCATTCGACCGAAAGCCCAAGACTACCAACGTCCTGATCTTGACCAGCAACTAAGGAGAAACTATGGCAGTCGTTCATGATTACAAATGTCCAGCACATGGCTTTTTTGAAAGCAGAGAGCCTGTATGCCCACATGGATGCACATCCGACGTACAAATGGTATTCCTGCAAGCCGTGGGTATGAAGTCCGATTCCACCAAACATGCTGACACCACACTCAGAGAATTAGCCAAGGATTACGGCATGAGTGACATTAAGTCGTCGCGTGAAGGTGATCACCAGCAACATGCCCTATTAGGCAATAAACAAGCCGCACAACCACAGAATCCCTTTGCCGTGCAGTGGGGTAACCCCAAACAATTAGGCAACTACAATCTGAATTCGATACGCGGAGAAACCGTTGGGGGCTTG